GGGATTGACGTATGTAAAGTAGTGCTTTAATCTACGCCTATCCCTATCCCCGTAGGTGATACTACCCTCCCCCGTTGGAGGTGTCAAGCCCCGGCCCCTAAAAAGGTCGGGGTTTTGCATTTTAGGCCTCTAAAACCGCCGGAGAAGGCTTTTGGGAGGCTTCTACTAGGGTCTTATGCCTTTCTATGGCTGCGGGTAACTCGTACCCCCTACGGACGGGGAATTTCCCGAGCCTACGCCACCGTAGGACAGCCGGTTCGGTCACGCCGAAAGCCCTAGCCATAGCCGCTTGAGAGCCGAAAAACTGCATCGCTTCCTGGGGTGTCATTTTTTCCTCTAGGGGGGGGTTTACATTGGTTTAGGGGTTAAGTATAGTTAACCCCGTAGACAGTAACAACCCACAGATAGGAGCAACAGATATGCAAGCCCAGATCGATCTTTCCCAGTTCACCGGAACCGAAAACTACTATCGTCATCCGTTCGGTAAGGCTCTGTTCACAGACGGTGTTAAATACTTTGCGGAGACGGCGGGAGCCTATTGGTTTATCGATATCGTCGTTACCGAGTGTGCTTCCCTAGTCGAGCGAGAAGGCTTCCTCACCATCTACCTAAAGGTAGGTAACGGCAGGGCAACCGTCGAGGTTAGAGACGGAGACGGGATAGCCCTTATAGAAAACCGCATCGACTATACCGACTGCCCGGAAGGGGTCTACAAGTTCTACTTCATACACGGCGAACCGACCGTCCTTTTAGTCGCCTCCGAATACTAATCATAGGGAAGCAACAGAGATGCAATACCCACACTTCATCGCAAGCGGTAATAACCAAGCCACAGGCCAGAGAATGACGCTCTGGCATCGCGGCAACTTCCTTTACGAGATCGACCTCGGGAGAGAAACCATCGAGGTCATCTACAGTAATTGCGAGACTGCTCTCGCTAAGTTCTCCGAAATCGCAAATGTCTATCCGTCGCTTTCTAGAGAGGAGCAATAGATATGTCTCACACCGCAACCACCGAACTTTGTTTTTTAGGAACCTATTGGTGCGTCGAGATCGATTTCTACTACGATGCTTACGATAACGTAGAGGAACTAAACGTCGAAGAGGTTTGGCTAGTCGGTTATTACCCCGAATTCAACGGCAAGGAATACGTTTCGTGCCGAATCAAAGCCAACCGATATGAATTGACCGCCGAAGAAGAAAAGAAACTAGAGGATGCCGTTCGTAAATATATCGCGGCACAGGCTAGAGAAGAATTCGACGATTACCACGGATACGAGGACTAAGCCATGCGAAACATAGATCGATTCATCATCCTTTGTATTGCGATTACGGTCGTATTTCTAATCGCAGCAGTTGTAGAACCATGTGACGGTCATTCTTGTGCAGAAGAAACGAATTATGAGAAATGATTTTTGGCGACAAGTGCAAGAACTCGAAGAACGCCTCGACTTCGAGATGCGTATGCAACGCCTAAAAGAGTGCGCTAACGAAACTTTACAGGCCGAGGGAGATAGGAACCCTAGACTCTCTAAAGCCTTAGAGATTACGTTGCGTGAAATCGAGGAAGTTCTAAACAAAGTCAACGGAGTAACTAAGTGAACCAATCACATACGATTGGCGCATTGGCCGCAGCACTAGCCAAGGCGCAAGCCGATATAACGGGAGCCGTTAAAGACTCGGCAAACCCTTTCTTCAAATCTAAATACGCCGATCTAGAATCGGTCTGGTCTGCTTGCCGTAAGCCGCTAACCTCTAACGGTCTATCGGTAATCCAGACCACGCAGCCGACTAAGCAAGGGCTGATGCTCGTTACGACTCTCGCTCATAGCAGCGGCGAGTGGATGCGAGGGTATATGCCGATCTTAGCCAAGGATGCTAGCGCACAGGCACAAGGCTCGGGGATTAGTTACGCGAGACGTTACGCCCTAGCCGCATTAGTCGGGGTATATCAGACCGATGATGATGCCGAGGCCGCACAAGGTAGAGGCGACCCTAGAAGCATCACGGTAGACCCGAGAGGCGATCTAGGGAAAAACGTAAACGAGAAAAAGAAACAAGAGTTCATCGAGGATTTTAAGAAAGCGTTTGATCTCGACGCAGATGAAAAGGAGATCGCGCAAGCCGTTCGCGCCGTCCATGAACGGATCAGCACAGATCACGACCTTTACATAGCGGTATCGGATTCCCTTACCTCTAAGGAGCGGTCGGCGATCAAGGCATATTTACGAATAGCAAAGGAGCAAAGATAGTGGCTTACGACAATACGAATCGCGGCGTTCTCTTTAAGAATGACCAGAAAGGCAATCCGAAGCGACCGCAGTACCGAGGAACGATCAACGTCGAGGGAACAGAAATGAATCTCTCTGCATGGATCAAGGAGTCGCAAAAGACGGGCGATAAATTCCTTAGCCTCTCTATCGAGAGAAAGAAGGATGCACCGCCAAAGCCGAAGCGAGAAGCAATCGTCGACGATGCGTTTCAAGACGATGAACTGCCGCCGTTCTAATGCGTAGGATATTTCCTAAAGGAACTAAGAAGGAGGCCATCGCGCAAGCGGTGGTTCTCCTAATCCGCGACACAGATATCGCGTGGCAGATCACCGTAGAACCTTTTAAGAAGCCGCGCACGAATCAGCAGAACGCCTACCTCTGGGGTGTGGTTTATCCGACCATCATCGAAGCGGGGGGCGAAATGCTTAAAGGATGGCTAGCCGATGATCTGCACGAGTATTTCTTAGGAGAAATCTACGGATGGGAAGTGCTAGAGGGTATGGGACGTAAGAGGATGCGACCTGTTAAGCGATCCTCTCGTATGACTCGTTCGGAGTTTATGGAGTACCTAGAGCAGATTAGCCAACGGTGCGCGAATATGGGAATCGTCATACCGGAGCCGTCTTACGAATGACCCCGTATATCACCCTTACCCTTGCAGAGCGTAGGCTTGCGGAGTTTATGGGCAACGCACGATATGAGCGGAGCCGTCGTAGCGGGATCGTAGATCGTAAGGTCGGAGGTCAGAGCAACGAGGAAACCGACCGAGAGGGAATAGCCGCTGAATTAGCGTTTTGTAAATACATGAACCTATACCCTCCGATTGATATAGACCACTACGATGATTGGGATTGCAAACTACCGGACGGGAGGCGTATAGATGTTAAAAGCACGACATATACGAGCGGTCGATTACTTGCCGTTGTATGGAAAAAGCCGAAGCAGATAGATTTGTTCGCACTAATGGTGGGAAAGTTCCCGATCTATCAATGCGCCGGATATATCGAGGCTAAAGTTTTAATGACCGATCAGTATATAACTGACCTCGGGTATGGCCCTGTATATGCCGCATCGCAATCCGAACTGCTAGATATCGAGGAACTGAAAAATGAAATTACGAAAAGAGGCTAGAGGGCGAGAGTGCATGGTTCGGCTTATCGGTATCTGCAACCACAACCCAGAAACGACGGTGCTGGCTCATATAAGGATGCCGGGGATTAGCGGGATAGGAATGAAAGCCGATGATTTGCTCGGAGCGTGGGCGTGTAGCAGTTGCCACGATGCGATTGATCGACGGTCGCATACCGATCTCGATAGAGACTATGTGCGGCTTGCTCACCTAGAAGGTATGGCGAGGACGATAACCATACTGCGTAAAGAGGGCATCGTATGACCTGTTTTTCTTGCCGTTGGTCAATAGCGAAAGGAAAGGATTTATGGTGTCGGCTCTGGGATTGGAAGGCCGACCTAGAGTGTAGTCACTTTGTTTACGAACCCGGCACAGATGAGAGGAAAGTATGAACTGCCTCGTATGTTTAGGTCGGCTATGGTTACAGGATGAAAAGGGAGATTACTTTCGTTGCGGAGAATGTAATGCAACAGGGGAGAGAAAAGAAAATGGACGGAAAATGGTTATTGATCTTGACCGTTATCGTCGTGAGCGTCGTACTAGGGTGGATGTACCGCCGTCTACGGGAGACGATGCAGCGTGAGTGGAAAAGAGTACCGGCCCCGAACTGGGCGTGTAAGCGAGGATGGAGGGATACGTGGTGATTGATCAAGAATCCCCTGCCGGCGCATGGGCAGAAGAATTAAAGCGTATGCCTTGGGGATACGGGCAGCAGCGAGAGCCGTCCCTAGAGGAAATATACGTCAAGTTAAGGCGAGAGGGGTTTACGCGAGAGGTCGACCTAATTCAACGATACGTTGAGATCGTTAAGGCGCAACGATAGTCCCTTCGATCTTCCACGGTCGGCGTTGCTTAAAGTATTTACCCCCGCAGCGGCACACGCCGCCGAGCAGCCCGTCGACCTCTTGGTGCGAACAACCCCACCCGATTCCGTTCCACGGGCAAAAGAAGACACAGTTCTGACACGCATCTGGCTCTGACCAAGCCATTTCTTCTAGTACGTCATCGTGTATCGTCATCGCCGCCTTAGCCAACTTAGATAGTCCGCTCCGTATTCCGG